CACAATCCTTGGCATCGTCTGAATAATATAATTCCTGAGTATTTTAGTCGGGATTACCAAAGTCATCACAATGTCATTACCTAGTGCAAGGTTATGAAACCAGTACTCTGCTTCGGTAGTAGCGATGCCACTAGGCTTACCACGGCTCTCAAACTCAATAACGATGTTGCCAGTGGACTTCCACTTCTCTCGCTCAGTCTTTACTTCTATCTTGCTGTGCTGCAACATATCAGCAACCTTCTTCTCAAAGACCTGTCCATACTCTAGGTCAATATCAAATCTTTTGTCATTGTTCATAAGCATAATTTTATCAAGCCTCCTAAGTACATCGCTACTGCTACAAACTCAACGGTAAACAAGGCATAATCCTTTTGCTGCACACCTGACCAAGCCCACAACCCGCTACCAATCAAACCAAACCACAGGTTTAATGGAAAGATGTTCAGGCTAGTCAAACCAATGCCAATCAGACAGAGGATAGTACCGGTCCATTTCATTTCTTCTTAACCGTTTTCTTCTTGATTACAAGCGGTTCTTCCGTTACTTCTACTGGCATTGGTCGTGGTTCTTCAAACATTGCAGCAAGTAACTCTTGAATCTCCGGCTCAAGCAATGTAAACGACTTACCGTTGTTCATGTGGACATCACGGTCAATGATGTAAGTGACATTCTGTGTTTCTATGATAAGGTTATTTATCTTGACTAGCATTGGTTTCAATCCTTTTCAGTTCGTGTTCAATCATCTTCTGTGCGTTGCTGAGTGCCTTAATCAGTTGCTGACAATCTTCAACATGGTAATCCGCTACAACATCAGTGCCTAACACCTTGTATGCTTCTAGCGTATCTCGAATAAGTTGCTTGAGTGTGGTGCTAAATTGTACGGCTTCATCGGCATCACCAAAGAAAAAACCGTAGTCTACTGCACCGTTCTCGGCAACCCATACAAAGCCATCTACTTTTACATTCTTAATCATTTTCCTTTACACCTTTCAGTTGCGATACGCTCTAACACTTTTAACTTTTCTTCATCGGTCATCTTGTACCAAGTACTGATTTCCTCTTTGTTTCTACCGCAATCGTTACAACTCATAATCGTGATGTCGTAGGTACATTTACCAATGCAGGGTGATTTTACCATCTCTGTTTTCCATTTCCAAAAGTTGTTCCAGTTCGGTAAGTGCAGTGGCGGACATTTCCATACCATATCATTCTTCTTCTACCTCTAATGGAACATCTTGCCAGTCTGACCAAACAATCTCACTAGTCATCGGGTATTTCTTCCTGTACTGCAATACCTTTATCTTACGCACATATGCTGTGTAGGTATCTACTTGATTACGTTCATCCCGTTCTACAAATCTAAGTTCAATGTCTTTCATTTCTTTTGTGCCTTTCTTTTAAGCCAACCGCCTATAAAAAATATTGAAAGCAAAATAACAATAAGTAACGCAGCCACCGCCATTTCGACTACAACCTTGGCTAACCAAAAACCCATGTATTCACTCATTTCTCACTCGCTTTCTTTAGTATTGCTCTAGCAAACTCAAACAAATCATGGGTGTCTATGTCATAGTCACGAACATCGTTAATCAAAAGCTGTATTTCCTCATCTGTTAGTTGCTTTCTAGCATCACAACGAATACATCCTTGTTTGCAATACTGACAGTCTGTGTCTTGTTCTTTTACTGGATGGGTATAGAGTGGAATCAAGTCTGTAAAACCCATTTCTACAAAGTAATCTGCACTTCTTGACACATCACCGCCTTGGCTCAGCCACGCTACTGGTTCATTGTTCATTTCTCACTCCCTGATAACTTACGCATCTTAGCTAACACTTCAGCTAAAGGTTCTGTCATCATGCACCTGCAGCTACTGATTGTTATAGGTGCAAACACTCTACCACTGTCTGATTCTTCTCTTACGTCAATGAAGTCTTGAAAGAAACTACGCACAGTAGCTTTGAGTTCAGCATTCTCTGCTTCTAGCTGTCGTATCTTTTCTAAGGCTTCAAATCCTTCGGTAATTTCTTCCGCAAGACTGCGTTCATTTGCGTTCATTCTACCTCCTGTACTTCTGTCCAAGTTGCAAAGTGTACAGGTTTTTTATTGTCATCAAGACAAAAACTGTACATCCCATCAATGTGGTCAAACGTATACACACTGGATACATCAATTTCACGGTGCGCTACAGGTAACTTTATTTCCTCGTCAATCACTAGAAACTTTGTGCCTTTACGAAGTTCATATAGTTTACTCATTTTCCCTCCGCAATAAACTTGTCCACAGCGACATCAATCTCATCGCCAATCATCCAGCGCCATTCAGACATATCACCATTACAGGCTATGACAGACGGTGCTACCAGTTTAGTATCAACATCCCACGATGCACTGCGTAACCAGCGATAACGCTCGGCATCCGCATAGATAGCACGATTGTCCTGTATGCGACCAAAGACATCCTTGTTCAGTGTGCGTAGCCGGTCAATCTCCAAGCACAAGGCGTTGATGTAATTGCGGGTGACAGAGTATTCGTCTGTGCGAGCGTACTGCCGTGCTTTTTCTACTAAGTCGTTGTTCATAGTGTGTCCTTAATTTCTAACATTCGTCCAGTTTTGCCATTATACAACAATGCACCACAATTACCAGTGTAACCGCTAAATCGGTTCTTGAGAACCCGCACAGATGTGGTATTGCGTTCAATCATATCTTGTGCTTGTCCGTTACGCTCTAAGCCTATCACAATGTCAGACAGTTGTGCAATAGCACCTGAGCCACGGAGTTGCGCTAATGATGTTGCAGCGCCTTCTTCGTGTCCTTTGCTTTCAGGTCGTTTAAGGTGACTAACACAGATAAGGCTGATTCCTGTTTCCTGTACCAGCATCCGCAACTTAGTCATTATGGAGTCGAGAGCCTTACGCTCATCACCCACATCACCGCCGCTAACGATAATGCTAAGGTGGTCAAGAAACACATAACCACAGCCAAGACCTTTTGCCATGTAGCGCACTCGATTGACAATATTCTCCAAAGAAGTACTGCCAAAGTGGTCAAACAAATAAATACGGTCACTTCCCAAAGTTCTATCAAAAGCATCTTTCAGTTCCTCCGGTGATACTTCTACATCAGGTAAATGGATTGGTTTGTTTACTGCTAACGACATCAAAGACCGAGCTGTTTTGCGTACTCCTTCTTCAAGAAACATAAGTCCGATGTTGTCAGTGGTTTTGCACAGGATGTGCCATACAATTTCTCTAAGAAACTGAGACTTTCCAAGTCCGCTTCCGGCTGTGACCATGACCAGCTCACCTTTCCTGATTCCGTAGGTGAGTTTATTGAGTTCTTCGTATGGATAATCACAATCAGCTTTCTCGATAGGAGCTGAGACCATATCCCAGAGCGTGTTACCTTGAATAATTCCATCAGGGACATAAGCCTCAGCACCCCACCAACAATCAACAAATTCCTTACCAGAATTATCTTTAAGATAGTCACACGCATCCTTGTATCCTTTCTTGTGTTTCATTACCTTCACTTTGCCGCCAAAGAGTTCAGCGACAGCCTGTGATGCCTTCTGTCCTGCTTCATCGGCATCGAATGACAGCACAATATTCTCGAACGAGTCAATCCATTCATACTGTGCCTTACAGTCCTTCAAAGCGGCACTAGCACCATTGCGAACACTAACGCACGGATACTTACTACCTTGCATCTGATACGCCGCCATAGCGTCTAGTTCGCCTTCGCAGATAGTTAAGTAGCGACCAGCCTTAGCAAAGAGTTGCTGTCCGAACAGCGTAGCGCCATTGAAGTCACCCGCAATGCTGAACTGCTTGTTAGCCACATCCCTAGTCTTCACTGCCGCTAGTGTGCCATCAGCATCATAGAATGGGTAATAGTGCTTACCAGTCGATTGTTTAACCCCGTAGGTCAGGCAAGTAGCCGAAGTAATACCACGGTCAGAGATACTAGAATTAGTAGCAGAGTCATAAAATTGTATGTCCTTGTTCATTGGTTTAACTGCCTTCATTGTTGTTGTTTCGCCATTGCTGGCTGTGTAGGTTTCACACTTAAAGCAGTGGGTGTGACCATCGTCATAGAGTGCATTGGCGTTGGAACTGCCGCAATTCTCACACGGTAGGTGCTTAACGAATTTAGATTGAGTCATTAAAACTCTTCCCCGTCACCTATTTCAATATCTTGCACTTCGCCTTCTTTGTGTATATCTTCAATGCTCATATTCTCAGCCATCACATAGCAATCAAAGCGACTATTGCCATAAGTAGTGACTTTGTATGTCACCGTGACTGTAAATGTCATATCCACTTCTGTTGGTTCTGTTCTCATTTTTCATTCCCTTTCATAGTGCTTAATGAGTCAATCAAATCTTCAAATACGATATTGTGTAACTGGCAATATAGCCGAATCTTACGAAATGCGTTTTGCTGTATCTCATGCACGGTACTGGTATGGATGTTCAGAATTGCCGCAATTTCGGGCAAACTCATCTCATACGAATCCGAATTAAAACCTGCTTTCATGTCATTTCCCATCCACTTGTATCACCCCATGACGAACCCGCCACGGGTATGCTGATTCTACCCAAAAACACCTAGAAACACCATCCTTAACACTAAGCCAACCGTGCCAGTAAGAATGTGCCTTTTGGTAACTGCCACATACGGTATGCTCTAGTTCCCATTTAGCGGCTTTGTAGCCACCGTAAGCGGAAAGAAGGGCTAACCCTAGCATGACTAAAACAAACAGCTCCCAAGGCGTTTTAGAGCGTTTGCGAAGGCATCTATCTTCGCTGGCTTCGGTAATGTCTTTATCCATAATGATTTATCCATTTCTATAAAATGCTCTGCTTCATCACGGGTGTAAAACCGCCTTACTAACCCGCCCCATTCATCCCTCACTTCGTACCGTAGATTAGACATTAGTTACCTCGTATAGCATCGCATTGGCTTTCGCCTGAACCATGCCTTCTAGGTCATTGATTACAGTCGCATACCCGTATTCATCGACCAAATCCGCCATATCCGACAAAATGTAATGATAGCGTGCTTCTTCTAACTCAGTCATAAAAAACCCTTTCAATTAAAGACATCTTACATTAAGCATTGACATATTAAAAGTCAATGTTTTAAGACAAAAATAAAAGACTTGACACAGTTTCACAATTCGATTACAATGCTTTACGACATCACTCTATCTTTAGATTGTTTCTCTATGTGATTAAAAACTATTAAAACCTTACAGCCCTGATTCTATATAGCTGTATAGGCGATTACATCAGCGCTCATTCCAATATTCATCTAGGTCTTCATCACAATCGTCATTCGCATAGTCATCTATATTGTCCATCAGCGATTCAAGACTGCCCGTATCCGCATCACTTAGTAAGTCATTGCGTACCTGTACTGGAATGTAAGCATCGACAGTCCGCAAACAAGTACCGCACATCTCTAGAAACTGCTTAGTGATAGCATGGCGCATAGTGGATTCAAAATCATTTAATGCTGTATTGCAACAAGTACATCGCATTATCTTTTCTCCCTTTTCGCAAAAAGTTTTTCCTGTAATCGGTCAAATTGAATCATTAAACCCTTATAAACAATGTAATCTTCCGCATCTATTTCAATCTCTCTAAAGTCCCTGTAATCTTTATGGTCTTTAGTGTCTGTTAAGTCTAAATACGGGTCACAAGTGAAACAAACATAAGCCTTCATATAAGCCTTTCTAAGCCGTTTTACGGCATAAGTAATAGGTAGGTATTAACTTTAATCAAAGTAGTCTAAAACAGCCCTCTAAAGCCCTGCTAGATAGTCAAACAACCATAGCAGGGATTGAGTATATAGCAAAAAGCCAGTCAATACGATTAAAACAGTATTTATTGACATATCACGACCCTTCCATCACTACAAACTGAGCAAACTGTCATAGTGCCGTCAGGTGCAATGATGGTAATGGGTTTACATCCTGCCATTGCGTTACCAGTAAGCAATACCATCACAGACAATAGGGTTATAAGTGTTTTCATTCTGTTGTTTCCTTCATAGTTAAATTCATAAGGTCAAGCCATAACTTATAGATGCCTTCATCGCTCATGGTTTCAAAAATATCCAGTCTATCCGGATGCCATGACCCCATTGCCACTATATCTTGAATCATAAACAATCTGCTTTGCGTCATTCTGAAACCTCTATTCTGTCAATTTGCCAGTCACCATCATTATTGGTAGGCTTATAATCGCCGCCATCTATATGGTACGCCTTATCCCATGCGTCTTCCTTAGATTCCGCCTGAACATCGTGGAACACCTCAACGACATAAGTCGCATATATTCGATAGGTTTTCATTCTGTTTCCCTTTCATAGTATTTGTCATAAATTTGTGACTGCCATTCGTTGATAGAATCCCAGCAAATCCCGATTTCAGGGCTACTATATTGAGCCATCAACTCTAGCACCTCTTTCGCTTCTTCATCAGTGAAAGTAATGTATTCACCATCGCCCGCATAAAACTCTGCGACATCTCCACAACTCCACCAATCGCAATGCCAATCAGGGCTAGTAAGACGGACAATGTCCCTTGGGTCTGGTATAGCCTGTCCCTCTGGTAAGTCAATTTCAATAGTAATCTTCATTTTATAAACCTCCGGTGACTGTGACATAAATACAAAGCGGGATGGTGATAGAGATTACCCCTAAAAGTAAACCCAGTATAAATTGCGACATGATTAAGCCTCCACCTTGTGCGCTTCGGCAATCTCATGCCAATTTACATTGTCAATAAAAGCCATCGCATAGTCAAACGCTATGCCAGCCGTCCCATCCGCTTCAAGGTATTCGATAGCCATCAATTTATAATCATCGGCTTCCATTGCGTAATCAGGTTCAAACCCGTCAAACATTTCGAGATTAACCCGCCATGTAGCATAGTTTGTCCAACCATTGTATTTAGTATCAGTCATTTTAAGCCCCTTATTAGATTGCGACATTGTTTAGATAGGTAACACCCTTACGAGTGCTGACATTAGCACCCAAAGCCCGTAAGCGGCTCTTTGTTGTTGGTGTTGACCATTGGCGGAGCGTTTGCGTATTGACATCTAACACGCCCGTATTAAAGACATCAGCGATATGGTTTCCGTGTAGGAATACTTTTGCTCTGTCACCTGCATTAACTACAATCGTATTGCTATTACTCCAACCCTTAGCACCTTGATTGTGCTGAATGTTGTTTACTGCGCTGACCATTTGTTGTTCGATTTTTCTCATTTTGTAATTCTCCAAAGTTAGGATACTGCTGGTTTGACTAAGACACCCTCTCGAGTGTTTCGGGTATTTAACCCTCATCAGTTAGCCTTAATAACCGAACAGCTCTGCCTTCGGTGTTGGGTTATATCTTAATACAGTATCAAGAGGAAGTGTTGCAATGACTACTTGGTCACCCTTGCGTAAATGGTGAGTAATGTCGTCACCCTGTACGGCAGTCACTAGGTAGCCGTCAGCAGTCCAGACATCGCAAGTATCTAAAGCGTGGAAGTGCTTGCTATGCTCTGCTACTGTGATTGTCTTAGCCAAGGTGTCTGGCATTGCTTTGCCTAGGTTTGTCTTAGCGGTGTATGTTCTGATTGTGTTCACGGTGTTGCCTTTCTTATCTACTGGTTAAGGTTACTTCTTACCCTCTACTCTGAGGCTTTGCAGACAATCAGTCAAAACAATTATTTCTATTGTCTATTCTGTGTCAATAGTGTTTACCTATTCATCTAAAACCGACCGCCAGCCCTTTGTTTATATAGAAAACTGCGTTCGTGACGAGTTAATACTAAGGTATCAGAATAGACTAAAACGCCTGTAATCGCCTGTATTGCAGTCTAAACAGTATCTAAGGGTAAACCCTAGGTAGTCTGTATAGTTAGTGGTGACTAACCTGTGAGCTGTGGTGTTAGTGGTGACTAACTTAGTGGGTGCAATAGGGTGCATCATCGCTATATACACCTGTTGCATAGAAACAACACAGTCTATATTACTCTTAGTTATATACGCCATCATGCAAGTATGTAGACACTAACATCACTACTGTTGTGTTAATACAACACTGTGGTATAGAAACAACGCTGTAAGTTGACATAGGGGGCGGGGGTGGTTAGCTCTGTTGTAATATTGCTGTAGGCGCTATAGCATACAAAAAGGTAAAATAGGACTATATTGCACTGCAATGTAAGTCTCTGAAATAAAAGAGTAAAATAGATGGTATTGTCTGTATTGGAAAATGCTCACTCCGTAGGAGGTCTGCGGAGACCTGTATTGCTGTCATAGCCCCGCTAAGAAGACGCTACAGGCTGCGCTACCGAAGGTCACAGTAAGCTGTGTAACACTTACTGCGTCGCTATAGTGTATAATAACCCTATGCTTTACTTTGGTATCTACCACCAAGTCTGTTCAATCAAGTAAAAATGTGATATCATCGCCTTACAAGTTCAAAGCACACTATAACGGAATCAGGTCAGTCCCCTACGGGCGGAGTATTATAGCCCACGATGGAATAGGGGAATAACAGACGATAGTCATTCCCCTTAGCGATAGCGAGAAACAATCTACCGATAGCGCTCTATAGTATTAGTAGGGCTTTAACTTTTTTTGTCTCCCTTTAGGATAAAGACTTCATGTCGGAAATTGAAAAACAAGTTGTAATTGAAGATGCGCTACCGCAAGGTGAGAATGTCGTAAAGCATAAGCGTCCAAAGATTAAACGACGTGAAGTAGTAAATGGTAAACCCAAGTTAGGTCGTCCCTCTAAGGCGGCTATCGCCAAGAAGAAGAATCCCGGGGTGTTGGGTAGACCACCCGGCGATGCAGCAAGGATTGCAGAATTTAAAGCAAGGTTATTGGCTACGGCTGGTGACAGTGTGATTACCAAGATTATTGAGACAGCACTTGCTGATGGTCATCCTGCTCAGGGTGCGATGCTCAAGTTCTGTGGCGAGAGGCTCTTACCACTGTCTAGCTTCGAGGCTAAGAGTGGTGGTGGTACTCCGCAGATTTCGATTAACATTACCTCTGTTGGTGAAGCAAAGGTGGAACAAGCAGAAGTAGTTGACAGTATTAGCTTTACAGATGTAGAATATAAAACTGAAGGGACCGACTCGTAAGAGCTTTCAGCACGTCGCAGGTGCGTGTGGTCAAACACCTGTTCCACTCCTCTGAAAGGGAAACGATGATTAAGTGTACGAAATGCGCTGTAGAGCGCCCAGAAACAGATTATCACTGGCACTATCGTGATAAAGGAATTAGACGTAAACATTGTAAATTTTGTCGTGCGGATGTTGAAAAGAAAAGACAACAGCAAGACCACTACAAAGTGAAGCGACAAGATTACTGTTTACAAAAGCATTATGGTATTACAAAAGAAGAATACGATGTAAAGTTAGAGAAACAAAACTACTCGTGTTTTATCTGTAAAACGAAGATTGGCTACAAAGCACTGGCTGTTGACCATGACCACGATACAGGTGTAGTACGAGATTTATTGTGTAGTCCCTGTAATCAAGGGCTTGGTTTATTTAAAGATAATCCACAACTGCTAGATGAAGCAGCGGAGTATTTAAGGAAACATGGCAGAACTTAATTTTGAACTTTTGAAATGGCAAAGAGCAGTCTTTACAGACACTACCCGTTTTAAAGTAATAGCGGCGGGAAGACGGTGCGGTAAATCCCGTCTATCAGCAGTAACCTTATTAATAGAAGGGTTAAATTGTCCGAAGGGGTCCTCTGTGATGTACGTGGCTCCAACATTGGGACAGGCTAGAACAATTATTTTTGACCTGTTACAAGACTTAGGTAGGCAAGTAATTAAGTCAGCACATATTAATAATTTGGAAATAACGCTGATTAACGACATAAAGATTTTAGTTCGTGGGGCGGATAATCCTGACTCGTTAAGGGGCGTTTCGCTCTCGTACCTTGTAATGGATGAAATGGCTTTTATTAAGCCTGAAATTTGGGAACGGGTATTACGAGCTGCGCTGTCGGATAAAAAAGGTAGAGCAATGTTTATTTCTACCCCTTCTGGTCGTAATCACTTCTATGAGTGGTTTCAACTAGGACAGTCAGGTTCAGACGAGGATTGGAAGTCGTGGCACTTTACCACTGCGGACAATGAAACGATTGACCCAAAAGAGATTGAGGCTGCAAAGCGAACACTGAGTTCCTTTGCGTTTAACCAAGAGTATTTGTCTTCCTTTAACAACGCTGGCTCTGGTTTGTTTAAAGAAGAATGGATTAAGTTCGGTGAAGAACCTAAAGAAGGTTCATGGTACATCGCAGTAGACTGCGCTGGTTTTGAAGAAATTGGTAAGAAAAATACCAATAAACGATTAGATAAAACCGCTATTGCGTGTGTAAAGGTAGATAACAACAATGTGTGGTTTGTGGATAAGATTGAGACAGGTCGCTGGTCAACTGAAGACACTGCGCTTAGAATACTTAAAAACATCCAAGAGTATCAGCCGCTGGCAGTAGGGATTGAGCGAGGTATCGCAAAGCAAGCGATTATGAGTCCACTGATGGACGCTATGCGAAGAATGAACTGTTACGCTCACATTGAAGAATTGACGCACGGCAACAAGAAAAAAGTAGACCGTGTGACGTGGGCGCTACAAGGTAACTTAGAGCATGGCAGGATTGTCCTAAACGCTGAAGGTGATTTTGATTTGTTTGTCGATGAACTCCTAATGTTCCCCACACAGGGAGTACACGATGACACGGTGGATGCGTTAGCGTACATCGAGCAGTTAGTCCGCCCCAACTTTGATGCTGATGATGGTGGTGATGAGTGGGAAACGATGGACATAATTTCTGGCTATTAGGATGAAGACTTGTAATCGCTGTAAAGTAAAAAAACCGTTATCCGAGTTTGGGAAACACAAAAGCAACAAAGACGGTCTTCAGTATCGTTGTAAAATCTGTCGTTGCGAAGAAGGTGCTGCTTATTTTCAAAAACTACCAGTTGAGGAAAAACAGCGGAGGTTGCAAAATAATTACAAGTGGAAAAAAGAAAACCAAACACGAGTTAAAGAGTATCAGTCAATCTACTTTAAAAATAACCGCCCTAAGCGCAATGCTTTGCAGATGAAACGCCATACTTCACAACTGCAACGTACCCCTTCTTGGCTGTCAAAAGAACAGTTACAAGAGATGGAAGAATTTTATAGCATGGCTAAAAATTTAGAAAGAGTTTTTCAGTGGAAACATCATATTGACCACATTGTCCCGCTGCTGGGTAAAACAGTAAGCGGTCTTCATGTGCCTTGGAATTTACAGATTTTAAGTGCCAAAGAAAATATTACTAAAGGGAATCGCTATAATGGCTGAAATGAAAGACATGAATGAAGGCACTGGATGGGACACCCCGTCAGAGGCAGATAAGGAGTTAGCTGCTTTTGTAGTGACTCATTGCGACAGGTGGAGAGATTATCGTGATGAGAATTATCTAGAAGATTGGCTTGAATACGAACGTATCTTCCGTGGTGTTTGGGCTTCTGAAGACCGTACTCGTGAGTCCGAGCGCAGTCGCTTAATTAGTCCCGCAACGCAGCAAGCAGTCGAGACTCGCCACGCTGAGATTATGGAAGCTATCTTCGGTAATGGAGAGTTCTTCGACATCAAAGACGACATCATGGACTACAACGGTAATCCGATGGATGTTCAAGCAATCCGTGCTTTACTGATGGAAGACTTAACTGCGAACAAGATTCGTAAGTCTGTCGACCAGATTGAACTGATGGCAGAGATTTATGGTACTGGTATCGGTGAGATTATGGTTAAGACCGAGACAGAGTATGTTCCATCTACTCAGCCGATTCCGGGCAGTACGCAAGCTGCGTATGGAGTTACCGAGAAAGAATACTTCTGCGTTAAGATTAACCCAGTCAACCCTAAGAACTTCCTGATTGACCCTAATGCTACCTCGATTGAGGATGCAATGGGTGTTGCGGTTGAGAAGTTTGTCTCTATCCACAAAGTGGTAGAAGGCATGGAAAGAGGTATCTATCGCAAGGTAGACATCGGACCTGCTGGCAATGATGACGACTTAGAAGTAACTCAAGAAGTAGTCCAGTATCAAGATGACAAGGTTAAGCTCTTAACATACTACGGATTAGTCCCTAGAGAGTACCTAGAACAGCTTGAGAACGACGGAGACGAGGTAGTTGACCTGTTCCCTGAGTCCAGCACTGCAGACACCTACAGCGACCTCGTAGAGGCTATTGTGGTCATTGCTAATGATGGCTTACTTCTCAAGGCAGAGCGTAACCCCTACATGATGAAAGACCGTCCTGTAGTCGCTTATCAAGACGATACCGTTCCTAACCGCTTCTGGGGTCGTGGCACAGTAGAAAAAGCATACAATATGCAAAAGGCGATTGATGCACAGCTCCGCAGCCACCTAGACAGCTTGGCATTAACCACTGCTCCTATGATTGCCATGGATGCTACTCGTTTACCTCGTGGTGCTAAGTTTGAAGTTAAACCCGGCAAAGCAATCCTCACCAACGGTAATCCTTCTGAGATTATGATGCCGTTCCACTTTGGACAAACAAGCCCTGAGTCTGCTGCTACCGCAAGAGACTTTGAGCGTATGTTGCTCATGGCAACCGGTACTTTAGATAGCCAAGGCATGGTTACCCAAGCT